GTTTTTCGGCAGCAGGAATTGATAATCTAACAGCAGATTCACGATTGATTTCTTCAACTATAACTTTGATCATGCGTTTGCGTTCAACGTATAAGTTGCCTATTTCCATTTTAGTTTTGATATAAATGGTGGCATATCTATGTTTAATGCTAGGAAGCATTAATTGTTTTTCTTTCAAATTCAATTCATCAAATTGCAAAAATTGTTTTATTTCTTCTAATAGTTTTTCGGGTTCCATTATTCATAAATACTTTATATGGGTCTTTTTTCAAATATTTTTAGTAAAATCTTAAATGAAGATAATACAGCAGGACCGGGAGGTGTATTTGGTGCCGGACCTAGCATAGGAACTATCTTTAACCCTCCTGGAACTATTTCTAGTGGAGATGGATATGCACCAGGTGATGCAAGGATTCCTTTTGCTTTTGGATCTTGGAAAAAAACCAAAAAAGGTAAAAGAAAAAAGAAAAAAGTCCTGATTCAACGAAGAAATCTTAAATGAATGATTGTGGTCATTGGATTTGTGAAAAATTTGAAGATGAAAGTTTCGGCTTCATTTATTTGATCACCAATTTAAAAAATAATAGAAAATATATTGGAAAGAAACAACTTCAGTTTCGCAAAAAAAGAAAACTAAAAAGTCGTAAAAATAGTAAAATAACATATTCTGAAAGCGATTGGAAAACTTATACAGGAAGTTGCCGGGAACTGAATGAGGATATTGAAAAATACGGAAAAGAAAATTTTAAATTTGAAATTTTAAGGTTTTGTAGAAGTAAATGGGAACTGGCATATGAAGAAATAAAATTGCAAATTCAAAACGAAGTGATAAAAACTCCAGAGTACTACAATGGAATCATTAATATTAGAATTGGAAAACCAAAGGAATATTGGTTTAAAGATGCAAAAGAAGGATAACATCGTATTTGTCGATTTCTGGGATGCGTTTTCAAACAAAATTGAAACCAAAATTCTAAATTCTTGCCACAAATACAAACTACTGGAAAAACCTTTGAGTAAAAACAAGGATGCCAAAAATATTCTTGTTTATCAATTGGCCAATCTGATCCTTTCAAATTTTGTAATCAAACGTCAAAAAGAAGATATTGTTTTTGTGGTAAGTGAACAACCTGTAAAAGACTTGGAAATTGCAGAACATTTTGACCAAAAAGAACTGTATACTGCTTGTCTTAAAATACTGAATAAATTTGAAAAATATCTAAGCTTTACAGTGATTGAATATGAGGGTTCGTTTCTGGAATTTAGTAAATTGGTTGTTTCAGACAAAATATTTTATAAAAAGATTGCCAGTAAAATTATAAATTCATTGTTAAATCAAAGTAGTAAGAATTTCAGTATGAAGAACATACACAAGATTTTGAAAGAATATAACCTGTCTAATTCCGTTTTAAAGCGTAATTATGCTATGAAATTAGAATAAATACTTTTATGCCTCGTTTTCATAAACTACTTGAACAAGAATATCTTAAATTGGACATTAAAGGTGATGAATTAAATGATATTCAAAAAAATTTAATTGATAAAATGGTTTCTTCCGGAAAAGCCAAATATGAGGGAATGGAAAAAATGTGTGGAATTATTAGTTATGATGTGGATGGAAAAAAAGGAAAATATAAAATAGATCAAAAAGGTGCTGTTACTCCACATGCTGATTCTCAAGAAGAGGAGGAAGATCAAGAATCATCAACCGGTGGTTATGATCCTAAATCCATGTCTCAATCTGACATAGGCGTTCTTCGTACATTAATGAATCCTCAACAAAAACGAGTTGTGGATACTGTAACACAAGGAGTAGTTAATGCTTTTGCAAAATATGCTGATACTTTAACAAAAAAATTAACAACAACATCATGAAATTCGAACAAATTTTAAAAAATAAATATTCTCTTTTAAGCGAAGCTCCTCCTGCTGTTTTGGATGCTCCTGAAACAGAAACACCAGAAGCTGCTGCTCCTGAAGAAACTTCAGGAGAAAATCCACAGCTTGAAACACAAGGTGTTCAATATCTGGTAGATCTGATTCGCAAAGCTCTTTTGATTGATAAATTAGATGATCGTGAAAAAGCTGATTTGATCAATTTAACAATTGATGCAAAAAATGCATTTAATAATTTAGAAAATAAAATTTTACCAATCCTTAATAAATATATTCCTGAAACTACTGCTTGAAATTACGCTTTTACATGTAATATAAATTTATGGCCAAACCTATTAAGTTTGTTGCGGCGGGAGATATACACGGAGATGAGTCAGACCCAGTTGCATTAAAATGTTTGTATAATTTTATGCGCGATTATAAACCGGATCTTACGGTTTGTATCGGTGACGTATGGGATTTTCGTGCCATTAGAAAAAATGCGAGTGCTGATTATGAAGAAAGTCAAAGCATGACAGAAGATTGGGATGCTGGAAAAGATTTCTTCAAAAAGTTTTTTTCATTCGGTCAAGAGCGTGTGTTTCTACGAGGAAATCACGATGAAAGAATTTATGATCTTTTAAGTAATGCAGGAAGTGGCTTGAAAAGAGATTATGCATCACAAGGAACAGAAGAAATTGAGGATCTTGTTAAGAAATATCGTGTTCAAATGTTTCCTTATGATTCCAAACAAGGTGTCTACAAATGTGGATCCCTTTCATTTGTTCATGGTTATGGACACAATATTCATGGTTCAAAACAACATGCAGACACATACGGAAATGTTTTATTCGGTCACACACATGCAATCGATTATTTCAGAAGTGTGAGTATTGATGTCCGAGAATGCTGGAATATAGGTTGTCTTAGCAATCTGAATCCAAGTTACAACAGGAATCAAATGCGTCGTTTAAGATGGCAACATGGATGGGCATTTGGTCTTATTCATGGTGATGGAACCCATGAAGTTTATCAGGCAAAAGAGCGTAATCGCAAATATATCATTCCTACAAATATAAAAGTATATAGTTGACAATTGTTTTGTATCCGATATTATCGGGTTATGAGTAACAAGAAATTCAAGATAAAAAATCTTCAAAAAGATGATTGGGCCAAGTTTCTTTTTCAAGAAATGCGTAAAGACGAAAAACGTCCAAATGGTTCTGGATGGATGAATATAAATCAAATTCATAATACTACTAATAAATCACTGAGTATGACTCGTCGGGTCATTTCTCAAATGATTCAGAAAAAAGAATGTGAAATGTTTGTTGGTAATATAAGATCAGAAAACGGATATATTACAAAAGCTGTCTGGTATCGTTTAAAAAATGATACTTGGAAAAATATTTTTGAAAAAAATTTACATAAAATAAAAAATCAAAGAATTCCTAGCGGTAAAAATTGGTTTACTGTTGGTGAACTAACACAAAAAACAGGCTTGGCCCGAACAAAAATTTTAAGACTTATTAGGGAAAATAAATTAAACAAACAAATTCAAATTTTTGACGGATATAAATATGATAGCAAAAGAAAATTTTTAACTCGTAAAATCTGGTATAAATTATGTCTAAATGGGTTAAACAGTTAGAATCCATAGTAAGAAAAAAAGAACTAAGACCATCTGGTAATTGGAAAACCAGACTGGAAGTTATGGACATTATCAAATGTAGTGCAAATTCTTCTATTAAATTTTTAAAATGGTGTGAACAAACAGAAAAAATTAAAAAAAATGTGGGAACATCATTAACATGTAGGAAATCTATTACTAGTAAAATTTTCTATAAGCCACTTAAAAAAAATTGGCCAGGTCTTTACTATGATTATGCTAAAAGTCGTCAAAAACTTCCTGAAGGTAAAGATTGGAAAACACACATTCAGCTTTGTAGAGAAATGAAAATTAATCAAGAAGTGGCTCGTCGTGCTTTGTCTGTTTTAAAACAAAATAATAAACTAGAAATTTTTAAAGGTAGTATTGTTGACCAAACCGGACATATAACTTGTGTAAAGTTTTATCGTCTTAAAGAATAGTTTCCAAAACACGTAAAACTACCTTTTTACGAATATCCGGTCCTTGTATACCTCTTAAAAACGTCAAAAACTCGTTTAAAACCTTCTCTGGATCGCTTTTAACAACTGTTGGCATGTCGGCAGCTGGATTCAAAGCACTGTTGGCTTGAGGTCCTAGACCTAGATTTTCACAATAAAGATCACCTAATTTCTTAAGATCATTGCTCATTCCCATATAAATATTTAATAAAACATGATATCTTTTAAAAATATAAAAAGTCTTTTAAGTGAAAAACTTATTTTGAAAAAAAGACCAGGTCCTGAAGGAAAGACTATTTTTATAGCAAGTAGTGATCTTGCCGATCCTAAAGAAGCAGGTAATGAAACTTTTAAAAACAAAGACTTTATCAAAACGTTAGGATTTAAATGGAATGCATTGGAACGCCGATGGGAAACATCTCCTTTAGATGAAAATCAATCTAATGATTTTGTAAAAAATACAATCAAGAAACTAAACGAATTCAATAAAGAAGAATCTTCTGACACAACCATTTCTGAATTTGGCGGTGAAAATTTGGAAGATCGATTCAAAAAATTTGTGGAACTTTTAAAAAGCGGTGTTCTAAATGTTAAAAATAGCAAAGAATATCAAGAATATGTTCAATTCCAAAAGCGTTTTAGGAACTATTCTTTCAACAATCAAATTCTTATCTTTCTTCAAAGAAGAAATGCTTCCCGAGTAGGAGGAAAGAATATGTGGTTTCGTCAGTTTGGTCGGAAAATTAAACCAGGAGAAAAATCCATTCTGATTTATGCACCAATTATGGTGAAACAAAAAGATGCAGATGTGACAGTAGGAGTGGATCCCACTAGTGGCGAATCTTCAAAAATCATGCGTTTTCGTTTGGTTCCTGTATTTGATATTTCCCAAACTGAACCTATTCCTGGAAGAGAAAAGGAAATACCTGAAGAAATTCAATGGTTTGATGATGCTCCTTTGGATGAGCGTATGAAAACCATATTCGAAGCTGTAAAACAATATGCCAAAGACAATAATATTGTTGTAGATATAAAAAGCGAAGATGAATTGGGCGGTGCTCGTGGTGTTAGTAAAGGAGGAACAATTGAACTTGTTAGTGAAAGTCTAAGCACACTAGTTCATGAAGTTGCTCATGAAATGCTACACTGGAAAGATCGAGATAATGTCCCAGAAAGAAAAATCCGGGAGCTTCAGGCAGAAGGAGTGGCTAATTTTGTTCTGAGTGAATATGATATTCCGGCACCTCATACTGAGAAGTATTTGGCTCTTTGGCAGATTGATCCTGAACATATAACCAGCAATTTTAATGTTATTAAAGATACTGCAAAAACCCTTATAGAATATATAAATAACTATGTGGAGCAAAAAAACACAAATATATGAAAAACATTAATGTAGAATATGATATGGATGAAAATGATCTGGATATTATTTTAAAAGATATCGTTAAAGAGCATAAGAAAAAGCCATCTCTTGCATATATTTTCGAAAATTACAGTCAATTGCTTTCTGTTTTCAGACCTCATGTAATCAAAAAGACTTTGGACAGCATTCCTGAAGGATATGAATATGCTCCAAATGAAGGCGAAGAATCAGGCACTGCTGTATCTATGAGTCCAAAAGCTGCTTTGGATAAAGCAAAACAAGCAATAAAAGATTTAGAAAAAAATAATCAGGAAAAGACAAAAATAATAGATGCCCAACCCGATTTAATCAATTTGCTTCTTCAAACCAGAAATCTATTTCCTTATAAATTTCGGGGAGATAGCGAAGTATTACAATTTATAAAAAACGCTATTGGTCCTGAAGCGTTTAAACTGGCATATCGTGCCGAAAAAGAAGTTAATCAATTTGAAGATGAGCCACATGATATTGAAAGTGATCCCGAAAGCATGAGAGAAGAAAGCAGTTTCAGTAATGCTTTTGACAAAATCATGAGCAATTTGAATGAAAATCATTCTCCTGAAGGTGATGATGAAGGAAGAATGGCACTTTATCAATTAAAGAGCATGCGGGATAAAATTGATCATATGATAGGAATGATTCAAAACAACGATCAATTTGAAGGTTGGGTTCAAAGCAAAATAACTCTTGCTGATGATTATATTACTACCATATCTGATTATCTTGAAAATCTTAAAAAAGAAGAAGATCGGTCTGAGGATTCTGAACCAAGAGGTTCTGATGATATGAGTGATGATGCAGAAGCTCTTGCCAGTGCAGGTCTTGGTACAGATGAAGATTATGGATATTATGGTGGGAACGAAGACAATGAAGAAGTAAAAGAAGGTGTTGTTATGGAAAAGAAAGGTGCAAGATGTACAAAAGTTACGCAAAAAGCCCATTCCACTCGTCCCTCAAAAAAGTGGATGAAATGTGTCCGGCAAGGTGGCAAGCTAAAACGAATTCATTGGGGCCAAGCCGGAGTTCGTGTAACAGGTAAAAGTGGAAATACTAAACGCAAAAAATCTTTCAAAAAAAGACATAAATGTGGGTCTGCAAAAGCAGGTACACCACAAGCGATGGCTTGTCGCGATTGGGCATAATTTTCATGTTAGTATGTTTAAATGAACATAACATGGGGAAAACCGGAATTTACAAAATTACAAATCCGATTAATAAACAATTTTATATAGGGAGTGCTTCAAATAATTTTTTAAAAAGATTTTGGCAACATCGTAGATTATTACATTTAAATAAAAATCCTTGTAAGTATCTTCAAAGAATATACAACAAAAATAAAAATGTAAATTTTACCTTTGAAATATTAGAATTATGTGACAAACAAAATTGTATTAAAAAAGAACAATATTATATTGATACGTTAAATCCAAAATATAATTTGTGTAAAATAGCAGGAAGTTCTTTAGGAAGAAAACCTTCAAAACAAGCAGCTAAAAACCATTTTGAAGCACAAAGAGAATTTTCAGATAAACAGGTAATTTTAATGTTTAAATTGTATAATAAAAATGTAAGAATTAAAAATATTGCAAAATTAATAAAATGTAAACCAAATAATGTAAGCTCTATAATAAACAAACGTTTAAAATATATGCTTGTTAAAAAAAAGTATAATTTAAAAGTAAAAAATAAAATTGACCGTCATAAAGGTAATTTTTTGATAAAAACACCTAACGGAGAACAAATTATAGTTAATAATTTAACAAAATACGCAAAAGAAAATAATTTAAATCCGGCTAATTTAAATAAATGCGCAAACAAAAAATATAAACATCATAAAAATTATAAGGTAGAAAAAATAAATTAAAATAAATAATTTATATGACATTCAACAAATTAGTAAATCAGCTTCTTGAAGAAGCTACCAAGAAAAAACGGGATCGCTGTCTTCGCAGGGCTGATAGTGTTTATGGTAAAAAAACGTCGGCATACAAGTCCGGTGCCGTAGTTAAGTGCCGCCAAGGAAAAATTTGGAAAAAGAAAAAATGACCAATCTTTTCGATAATGCATTCAAAACATTATTGAATGAGAATGGATTTTCTTTAGAAAAGAAACAAGGTTTACACGGCTGGTTTAAAAGAAACAAAGGCAAAGGATGGATAGATTGTAAAACTGGAAAGCCTTGTGGTCGTCAAAAAGGTGAAAAACGCAAAGGATATCCTGCTTGTCGTCCAACAAAAAGTGCGTGTAATAGTCGTAAACGTCATAAAAAGAGCGGAAAACGCATCAGTTGGAAAAAAGGCGCACCCGCCAAATAATATTAAAATGAAA